TTACTCGGCACCAAGCTGTAACAAGCCGTCTAACGCGGCGATCACCGTCTGTCGCCGCACGGTTTCGCGGTCGCCCTCGAACTGGCGCCGCTCACTGAACACGTGATCGCCATCGGCCCAGGCCAGCCACACAGTGCCCACCGGTTTGGCCGGCGAACCACCGTCGGGCCCGGCCACACCACTGACCGCCACGGCGAAGCGCGCGCCGCTGGCTGCCTGGGCGCCGCGGGCCATGGCCTCGACCACCTCCTGGCTGACCGCGCCCACCTGCGTGAAGAGCGCGTCAGCGACGCCAAGCTGGCGAGTTTTCTGGGCGTTGGAATAGGTCACGTAACCGGCCTCGAACCATGCCGAACTGCCAGGGATGCGGGTAATGGCTTCGGCGATGCCGCCGCCGGTGCAGGATTCGGCAGTCGTAACCTGCGCTTTGAAGCGGCGCAGGTGTTCGCCAAGGCGGGCGGAGAGAACGGTGATCGGGTCCATGGTCGGTTCCTGGAAGAGGGCTGAGCGACACCCTAGCATTTGAGCTGGACGAGCGGGACAGACATAGTTCTGTCTCATGCAAAAACTCAATGCCGCACCCCCCGCACATAATCCTGGCACGCTCGCAAGGCAATCAACCCCCGGTCCCCCTCATCGGTGATGGCGATAATTCGTCGAGCATGCGCCGGCTCAAGTCGGGCGCGTAGGGTTGCATGATCCACGCCGCCGGCGCCGGTGGCGGCAGGCACTGCGGCACAGGTGGTGTCACGCTCGACCAGGACCGACAGGCGCAAATCGGCAGTAGCGAGACGATCACGCAGGCGAGCTTGAGACTGTTGCGCATCGGCAAGTTCCTTGAAATGACGGTGTTCACTGGCCGCCAGACGTTGCTCCGCGGCCTGGCGCTGCGCGCGCTCGGCGAGCTGCTGCGCCGCCATGGCTTCGGCCTGCGCTTGCGCCTGTTGTGCCAGCTGCCGCCCGTAGCGCCAGCCCTGGACGTGCCAGGCCAGCGCCACGGCCACCAGCAAGGCGAACGCACCCAGCCCCAGTTGCCATCGGCTCAACACAGCACCTCACGTGCCCGCGCCCAGAGCTTCAGGCGGTCCTCCAACCCGTTCAGGCCACCATTGATATGGCGCGTGATGCGGTTGAACTCGCCTCGGTCGGCGAGGGCATTGAGCCCGCGCGAATGCCAGAACCACGCCGCCGATTCACAGGCCCAGCGCGGCTGTTCGAGCAGTTGTGGCTGCGCCAGCAGACGCTCGTCGCCGAACAGCGCACGGCTGCAGGCCTGGTAGTTGTTGCGCCCGGTGACCTGGATCAGGCCCCGCCCGCAATACAGCTGGCCGTCACCATCGGCTTGGGGGGTGTTGCCCAGGCGCAGGGCCAGGCTGCCGGTGTCGTAGCGCGCCAGGTAACGTTCGCTGCCCAGCTCCTTCACGTAGCGGAACTGCCCCGACTCATGCCCGACCTGGGCCAGGAAAGCCGCCACGCGCCTGGGGTTGTCGATCTCCCAGCGTGGCAGCGTGACATTCAGCGCCGAAAGAAAAACGCCCGCGACAGGGCGGGCGTTGGGCAGGATTTGTAGCAATTGTGGTTCGGTAAGCATGTCAGACCTCCTTCCTTGTGTGCAGGGAATGCCCCTTCAAGCCTTGGCCGCCGCCTGGCGCCGCGGCGCCACGCCTTTGGCCTTCACCTTGCCCGCCTTGCCGCCATTGCCTTGCACCGTGGTGCGCCAACCCGAGCCGGTCAACACGTGCTCCACCGCGTCGATCTGGTACTGGCCATCAAGGCCGAGGGCAAAGCCCTGCAGGTCGATGCTGCGTTCGGCGAACAGGTCGGTGCGCCCGGGCAGGTCGAGGCGCACGTTGGCGGTATCGCGGTTGAAGCTGGCCAGGCGGGCCTTGGCCGCCTGCTCGGCGGCTGCGCGGTTGGGGTACAGATGGCGATCGGTATGCACCGGCCGCCCCTCCTCGGCGGCATCCTCATTGCTGAGCTCGACCGTTTTCAGCTCGCCACTGGCACTGTCCTGATGGCGCGTGCGCACCGCCTTGCGCGTGGCTTTGTCATCCAGGCGAAAGTGCCACTGGCTGACGTCGCTGCGGGCAATATTGACCACATCGAGCGGCTTGCCGCTGGCGCTGCGCCCTGCCTGGCGCGGCAGTACCAGCAACTGGCCGTTGGCGAGCTTGGCGGTGCAGTCGTACTGGCGGGCCAGGCGGGTGATGAAACTGAAGTCCGATTCGTTGTACTGATCGACCCGCGGTACCTGCCGGGTCACCGGGCAGATCGCCTGCCAGCCATTGCGGGCACCGATCTCGGCGACGATGCGCTGCAGGGGCACGGCCTCCCAGCTACCGCTGCGGATGGTCCGGCCGCTGCCACGCAAGTCGCTGGCCTTGCCGCGTATCACCAGGGTATCGGGCGGGCCGGACAGCTCCACTTCGTCCACGGTATAACGGCCAAGCAGGGTCAGTGGCTGCCCGGCGTAACCCAGGTACACCTCGATCACCGCGCCACGGGACGGCAGCGCCACGGCGCCGTCACGGGCATCGATGCGCAACTCGAAGTCGTCGGACTCCATGCCGGGTTTGTCGGTGGTGCGCAGCAACAGCAGACGGTCGTTGATCAATGCCGTGATGTCCTGGCCATCGGCCTGGATGCGAAATTGCGGTTGCATGGCATCAGTCCCAAAGCTGTACGGTGCTGGCCGCGGCTGTTGCTACGTCAGGCAAGCGGATCGTCACCCCGCTGCGAAACGGCTGGTGCTCATCGGCCAACCCCTGGTTGGCTTGCAGCACGGCTTCGACGCTGCCGTCGAGGTGCCCGTAATAGTGGTGACAGAGGGTATCGAGCAGGTCGCCCTCAGACGTTTTGCAGATCTTGGCCATAGCTGACGAACTCCAGTGAGAAACCTTGTTTGCGTGGAATGCCGCCGGCCAGCAAGGCGCCCTGTTCTTCCTCGATGCTGGTCAGGCACCACGTACCCAGGACTTCGCCGTAACCGGTGGTCAGCGACAAGGGCAGCAGTTGGCGGCCGATGCCGCGCAGCGCCTGCAACTG